CGATTTGATAAGGAAGAAATCAGACAATACATAAAGGAGCATTAACAATGTGGTTAAGAAACTACCCGACAAAAAGGAAACTGCTCAAAGATATTGAAAACCTCAGAGCAGAGAACAGACATCTCAGCATTGAGCTAAGAAACGCAAGAACGGACCTTGCACTCGAAAAAACAGCGTCAAGCGGTTACAGGCATGAAAACCGCGAGCTAAAACGCAAGCTCAAAGCCCTTGAAACGCCTGAATCCGAATCCTTCGGTTTTGAATGTATGGGGGTTGAAAATGCCAACGACTACAAGGTTGTTTGATGAAAAGAACATTTTGCGGACCTTAGCAAAATGTTTATCAAATATAAAGGTGGGAAAATATTTTGAATTACACTGATTTTATATCCTCAAACGGATACATATGCACTGAATCTGAGTTTGAAATTGCTAAGGCACACGCTAAGAACAAGTTGGCGGTTATTATCAGCCGATTTGGTGATGCAAACGGTGAACGCCTTGAGGATTATTACCTTGAACAGCTTATCAGGGAAGAACTCAGAGCTGAAAGAGTATCAAAGGCGTTGTTTGAAATGCAACTTGCAGGCAAAGAGAAATCCCGCATTGCTTAGGAACAGCAACACGGGATTAAACAAAAAGAAATTTAAACAAGCTCATTATATCATATTGAATCGAAAAATCAATAGTTAGGAGATATTAAAATGTGCGAAGTATGCAGAAGCACTCCGTGTAATCCGATGTGCCCAAACGCACCGCAAGTACTGGTAATGGGGCATTGCAGAGCGTGCAACGCAGAACTCAGATATGATTATACATATTTCAGAGATACAAATGATGATATTTTCTGTTCTCGTGAATGTGCCGAACTTTTTCACGGCATTACCGAGGAAGAATGGTCAATAGATTAAGGAGGTAACATAAAATGACCAAAATTACAGAACCCGTTAATTTGCTTGAAACTGCTGATATGGAAGAAGTAAAAAATCTGTCAACAGTTAATGATGCAGAACCTGATTCAACCGATTTAATTCAGGTAGCTCAGATTCCTGTCATCATCGAGAATCTCAAGCTGGTTAAATCTGAAATTGAGAAAAAGGTAAACACTGCCTGCGAAATGATATGTACAGACGAAAACTACAAGGAAATCAAGAAGTTGCGTTCATCGCTCAATAAGGAATTTGCGGAATTTGAAACTCGCCGAAAAGCGGTTAAATCGGAAATAATAACACCTTATGAGGCTTTTGAAACAGTTTACAAAGATTGCGTGTTATTGCCTTATAAGAAAGCTGATTCCGCCCTTAAAGGTAAGGTTGACGCCATTGAGCAGGGTCTTAAACAGGAAAAGTACGAAAAATCAAAAAGCTATTTTGATGAGTATTCAAAATCACTCGGTATTGATTTTGTGGCATATGAGCAAGTTAGTTTAAACATTACTATGAGCGTATCTCTCAAAAAGCTTAAAGAAACTATAAAATCTAACCTTGACAAGATTATGGATGACTTAAAGCTTATCGCAACGCAGGAGCACAAGGACGAAATCCTGTACGAGTATAAGCGGTCTTTGAATGTATCGGTTGCAATAACTTCCGTAACCGAGAGGTACAAGGCTATTGAAGAAGAAAAAGCAAGGGCAGAAGCCGAAAGAGCAGAGCGTGAAAAAGCCGAGCAGGCTGTGAGCAACACTCTTGACGAATATGAACCGTTTGTTGCAAATGTGCCTGAAGAAGTTGCTCCTCCGGTTGAAGAAATATCAGAACAGCCACAGCAAGATGAAAAAGTTCTGTCATTGTCATTCAAGGTTTACGGTACAAAATCACAGCTTAAAGATTTTGCACTCACTGTTAAGCAGTTAATCAACGAAAGGGGATTGCGCTATGAGTAATTATAATAATCAAAACAATCAGATTCAGCAGAGAAAGCCGAAGTTTTCGTCAATGCTCCAGACACAGGCTTTTCAGAAAAGTCTTTCAAACTCAATGAAAGACCCGAAGGAAATTCAGAAATTTACGGCGGCTATCACATCTGTGGTGAGTACAAATCCTGCACTCGAAGAATGCGATGCAGCTACAATTCTTTCGGCGGCTCTTTGCGGTCACTCTCTCGGACTTCCTCCGTCACCACAGCTCGGTCAGTATTATATGGTCCCGTTTAAGGACAGAAAGAATAAGCGTACAACAGCTACATTTGTTCTTGGCTATCGTGGCTATATTCAGCTTGCTATCCGTTCAGGACAGTATAAAAGACTTAATGTGGTGGAAATCAAAGAGGGAGAACTTCTTAATTGGGATCCGCTCACAGAAGAAATTACAATTAAAATGATTGAAGATGAAACAGAGCGTGAATCTGCCGAAACTATCGGATACTATGCTTATTTTCGCTATGTAAATGGCTTTGAAAAGGCTCTTTACTGGAGTAAGGATAAGATGAAACAGCACGCATTAAAGTATTCAGCCGGATATGCAAGCGATGTCAATAAGGGTACAAGTTACACTTTTTGGGCAAAGGATTTTGATGCTATGGCAAAAAAGACAATGCTCAGACAGCTTATAAGCAAATGGGGTATTATGAGTGTTGAAATGCAGACAGCATATGAAGCTGATAATCATATTATCAATGCTGACGGAACTCCCGATTATGACACCGATACTATGATCGATGCAGAAGTTCCTGCTGAAACACCTGAAATTTACAATTCATCTTCATCTGAACCGGATGAAGAACAGTTCTCTATTGATGATCTTGCAGAATGAAATGATTGATTTAGAGATAATAAGCACAGGCTCTAAGGGCAACGCAGTCTTTCTTGACGGTCAGGTCTTGATTGACTGCGGAGTGCCGTTCAGCAAACTTGTTGAGTGTGAAGTGGTTGACCGAGTTAAATATGTTTTTTTAACTCATCAACACGGAGACCATTGTAATGTTGCTACTCTAAAGCGACTGCTGTCCGAACACCCTTGTATTCGGATAATTTACCCCAATTATCTTTGCAAAAAGCTTTTTTTATTAGGTGATACCTCCTTTCAATACAATTCTTTCATAGTCGCTCAGGATAAATGGTACTCAATCAGCAATATTACTTTTTCAGCAGTACCACTTCGGCATGATGTTCCTAATATCGGCTGGAAGTTACACTTCAACACTCAACAGGGGATATATAAAGTTATATACGCAACTGATACATCGGAAATCGCTCATATAACAGCTAAGAACTACGATTTGTATCTTGTAGAAGCTAACTACTCAAAAACAGAATTACTTAATCGAATAAAAGATAAACGATTGAAAGGTCAATATGTGTACGAAGATAGAGTTCTTCGTACACATTTGAGCAAAGAAAAGTGCGATGAATGGTTGTATCAAAATATGGGTAATAACAGTTTCTTCGTTTATATGCACCAACACGAGGACTTAGTATGATTACATCAGCGAACATAGTATCTTATGACGGATATAACTTAATAGTAAGACCGCATGAGCGTATCGGCAGAGAACTTGCACAGAAACAAGTACATGAAATTGAACTCAGAATTGTTGACGGACGCACGATTTCTGCCGAACAGCGAAGAAAAATATACGCAATCATCAGAGATATAGCATTTTGGTGCGGAGATAATCCCGAATGGATTAAAGAATATTTCAAGTTTAATTTTTGCGGTGAATTTGGCATTGAATACTTTTCGCTGTCTGATTGCGAAAAAAGCGTAGCAAGAGATTTCATAAGCTATCTGATAGATTTTTGTTTCTACCAAAATATCGGAACAAGAGATACTCTGCTTAATGTTACAGATGATATAGGCAGATACTTGTACAGTTGTCTTGAAAATCGTAAGTGTGCAATATGCAATGCACCAGGTGAAGTTCATCATGTTGACAGAATTGGTATGGGGCGAGATAGGGAACAGATTGTACATATAGGATTAAAAGCTATATGCCTTTGCAGAAAGCACCACGATGAAGCACATCGGCACGAAAAAGAGCTGTTTGATAAGTACAAAATCTACGGTATAGAGCTTGATGAATATCTTTGTACAAAGCTGAAACTTAATACAAAAAGAAAGAGGTGATACAGTGAATGGCTGGACAACCAAAGCGAGGGCTTGACTTTGCGGCTTGGGATGTTCACTTGTTCGATGATGATGAGAGATTTGATGTGCTTATTGATGCACAGGGTTGGGACGGCTTTGGAGTATTTTTTTGGATTTGTACCAAAGCTTATGCAACAAATGGTTACTATTATGAGTGGCGAGAAGAAACCAGTGCTGCCACGATAGCGAAACGAATGAGCGGTGGAATTAAATCAGATACGGTAAATCAGGTAGTTAAGCTTTGCTTACGAATTGGGCTGTTTGATAACGGGCTGTTTGATAGGGAGAGCATACTGACCAACAAAATGATGCAAGAACGATATATGTACGCTATCGAAAAACGCTCCGTGCGAGGTCGCACAATAAATAGATTATATTGGCTTTTGAAAACGGAAGAAACAAAGGCTTATATAGTTATACCTGAAAATGAGCATAATCTCTCCGAGAATGAGCATAATCTCTCCGAGAATGACACAAAGGAAAGTAAAGTAAAGGAAAGTAAAGTAAAGAAAAGTAAAGTAAATAGAAATAATTATTATGCGATGCCGTCTGCAAATGCAGCCGACACCGCCGGTGAAAATATTTTTATTACATTACCTTTGAACGATAAGAGTAATTATTCAGTTTCAAAATCTGATGTTCAGCACTACAAAATTTTGTATCCTGCTGTTGATGTAGAACAACAATTGCGTTCGATGTTGGGGTGGCTCGAAGCTAATCCGAGCAGGAGAAAAACAAGAACCGGCATTAAAGGGTTCATTACTAAATGGCTTAATAAGGTCCAAGACAGAGGAGGTGTAGGATATGGATTCAATCCAAGCGATAATGTCAAGAATAATGTCACCACAGCGAGCGGAGGAAATTATCCAACGGGCGAGAAAGTCTTCTAAAGAACTCACTCCGAGAGAAAGAGCCGAACAAGAAGCAAAAGTGTTTAACTCAACACCTGGTAAGCTCATTGGCTATGAGTGCGAGAAATGTATGAACCGAGGCTATATTTACCGTGCAAAGGCAGGCGAAACGCCTTTCGGGCAGGTTACATATGATGTGGTTGCTTGCAAATGTGATTGTATGAAAATTCGAGATGAACTTCACAGAATGCAGAACAGCGGTCTTCAAAAACTTCTTAAACGATATACTTTTGAAAGTTACAAGACAACCTCAGATTGGCAGAAATATGTGAAAGATAAAGCATATGAGTACATTGACAAATGCTCTGATTGGTTCTTCTTCGGCGGTCAGCCCGGTTGTGGAAAGACACATATATGTACGGCTATTGTCGGAGCATTACTCAAAAAAGGCAAAGCACCTAAATATATGCTTTGGCAGGATGATATTACCAAAATCAAGCAGGCATCGAGTAATTTAGAGGTGTATGAAGCTCTCATAAATTCATATAAGCAAGCGGAAATTCTTTACATTGATGATTTCTTTAAAACTCGCAGGGGCGATTTTGTCTCAACAGCTGATGTCAATGCTACATTTAAGATTATCAATTACAGATACAATGAAGGATTGCCGACTGTCATAACATCTGAATTATCACTTGAACAGATTTCGCAAATTGATGAGGCTTTAGGCAGTAGAATTTCAGAAATGGCTAATCCGAAAATTTTTATTAAAGCCGATAAAAATAAGAATTACCGTTTTACGAGAGGAAATGAAAATGATGTCTGAAGCACAGGAGCAATGTAAACTCATTAAATGGGCGGATAAATGTGTGCAAATGAAAATACATCCTGAACTTTCAATGCTGTACGCTGTTCCAAATGGTGGCAGAAGAGATAAAGCCGAAGCCGCACATCTTAAAAGGCAAGGAGTTAGGGCAGGTGTTCCGGATTTATGCCTTGCTGTGCCAAAAGGTAAATATCACGGCTTATATATTGAGCTTAAAGTCGGCAACAATAAGACTTCTGAACATCAGGATAAATGGTTGCAGAATCTTTCACGGTGCGGATACGCCGTAAAGGTATGTTATGGCAGTACATCAGCAAAGCAGACAATTGAAAAATATCTGCAATTGGGTGATTGATTATGAAATTGCAGGTTTGTCGAAAGTGTAAACACGAATATCATCCGTGTAGCATACGGAAATGCCCATACTCTGAAAAAGGTTTGTACATATGTGTTTATTGCTGCAAAAGATGTCCGTATGTGAAAGAAGTGCAGTTAGGCTGGATATGTACTTACGGAAGAAAGAGGTGAATGAAATGAGTAAAGAGAAAAAACCAATTTTAAACTTACAGAAGGGTTGTCCGTTTTGTGGTGGCACGGACTTATGTTATGGGTATGATCCCGTTTTGAGCAGAGTTGACATTGTGTGTAAAGCTTGTAATTTCACTTTCTCATATAAAAATGAAAAATCTACAAACGCACTTCTGCTTGCTGAAAGTATATGGAACTCAAGAGTCAATGAGAAAAAGCCGACAGTGAAAAGCACAGTATCAACAGCAGAGGCTATCTTATCAGAGCTCAAGGATATTAAGTCATATGTAGCTGAACTGGCAGGATACAGTATTGATGAAAAAGGATTATGAAAGGAAGTCAAAAAATGATTGATTGTTCCAAAACTCAAAACTACTTCATCGAGAAGTTACGGATGACGAAAAGAACAAAGAACGGACTGTGTAAAATTAAGTGTAGCAACTGTCCTTTGTGTAGTAATAACAACGGTGAAGGTTTATCGTGTCCAACCTTTGAAATGTATTATCCCGAAAAGGCGGTTAAGGCTGTACAGAGGTGGAGCGACGAGCATCCACAGAAAACTTATTTGTCCGAATTGCTAAAGTATTTTCCAAAAGTAGAGCTTAACAATAAAGGATTGCCTAAATGGATATGCCCACATCATTTAGGACTGAATGAGATAGAAGATTGCGGCGGAACAGACAATTACTGTGCTGAATGCTGGAATCAGCCTATTCCTATTGCGGAAAGTGAGGTAGAAGAATGAAAATTGAAGAATTAAAACAGCATATAGAAGAATGTGTAGAGCTCTTATCCAAAAAGCAAAAACAAGTATATGACAGCAAAAAGCGAAGAGGAAAAGACTTTTATATATTTGAAGGAATGATAACTGCATACGCAAGGGTAGGTCATTTTCTTGAAAATTTGGAGGAGTGATATAGATTGACAGTTAAAGATTATTTATATTCGGTCAGAGTTTCGGATAAGCTGATCAGAACGAAAGAACACGAGCTGTCAAAACTTAGGCTGAATATTGCACAGGTATCGGTTAAGCAGAACGAGCCTGTTAAGACATCGGGAGTGAATGACCCTATGCGGATTGTTGACAGGATTGCAGACCTTCAGGCTGAAATCAATCGGGAAATTGACAATCTTGTGCGGTTGAAAACTGAAATCCGCAGTAAAATCAACGCACTTGACGATTACCGTTACATTGCAATTTTGACCGAGTATTACATAAATTGTCAGAGGTGGGAGGATATTGCCGAGAGTATGGAAATGAGCGTAAGGCATACCCTGAGATTGCACGGCGAAGCGTTACAGGCGTTCCGAAAAAAGTTCGATTTCTCGTAAAATTATTTTGAAATGTCATTGAATGTCACCCTTACCCTGCGTATAATGGTATTATGAAAGTTTGACAAACAGGACATATGTAGAACTCTTCTAAGATAAAAAATTGCACAGACCGCTCATAGTTCCAGCTGTGGGCGGTTTTGTGTTGTGAGGGAAAAGAAAGGGCGGTGATATCGTGAAAGACAAATTAAATGCAAGACAGAGGAAGTTTGCGGAATATTATGTGCAGAGTGGTAACACCGTTCAGAGTGCGATACAGGCAGGATATTCAGAAAATTACGCAAACGCAAGAGCGTATGAATTGTTGGAGAATGTTGGAGTTTCAAAATACATCAAGGAGCTTTCTGATAAGCTCAAAGATGAGCGCATTATGAGTGCAAAGGACAGACAGGTTGCTTTGTCCGATATTGCCCGAAGTGCTGAGCAGGACACCTCCGACAGAATCAGGGCGATTGACACGCTCAACAAGATGACGGGCGAATACACCGTTAAGGTTGACGCAAAGGTTGAGCAGTCCGAAAAGCTATCCGATGTGTTCAGACAGTTAGGCGGTGAGGGCTTGAGTGAGTAGCTTTCCTTTGTCGCAAAAATACATTGACTTCATCAACACAACGAATGTGTCAGCTGAATTTCTTGAAGGCACGACAGCCTCGGGAAAAACTACCGTCGGAGCAGGCGTTAAGTTTATGCGAATGGTGTCGCAGTCGCCGAAGAAGCTTCACGCAATTGCCGCCAAAACTACGGGCAAGGCTGAGGAAACTATAATTCAACAGGACAACGGTATTCTCGACTTGCACCGCAACGCTGTTTATTGTGGTAACGGCGACAAGGATTATAAGCTGCCGCATATCAAGTTTGAGGACAAAATTATCTATATTCTCGGTTACAGCAGTCGGGATAAGTGGGAAATGGTTCTCGGTGCGCAGTTTGGGTGCGTTTATATTGACGAAATCAACACCGCTGATATCGAGTTTATCCGAGAGATGTCAACCCGTAATGACTATATGCTTGCAACGCTGAATCCCGATGATCCGAGCCTACCTGTGTATAAGGAGTTTGTCAATCGCTCCCGTCCTTTTAAAAAATATGAAAACGATGTTCCTCCCGAGATTACGGCGGAGCTTACCGAAGAACCTGTACCGAATTGGCGGTATTGGTTCTTTTCTTTTGCCGACAATTTAAGTCTTACGCCCGAACAGATTGAAAAGAAAAAGAACTCTGCACCGAAAGGTACAAAGCTCTATAAAAATAAAATCTTAGGTTTGAGAGGCAGAGCAACAGGGCTTGTGTTTCCGAATTTTGAGAGGGCAAGACACATCAAATCAAAAGAGTGGGCAGAAAAGTTTTTAAACTGTAACCGCAAGTCGGAACACTTTGTTCAGTTCACCGCAGGTCTTGATACCGCCTATTCGCAAAAGTCGCCTGACACTATCGCAATGACATTTTACGGCATTACCAATCACGGCAAGTGTGTTCAGCTTGATGAAAGAGTTTATAACAACGCTGAAATGCAAACACCTATTGCCCCGAGTGACACGGTGAAGAATTTTATTGATTTTCTTGACCGCAACCGTGATGAATGGGGCTTTGCACGCACAGCTTTTATTGACAGCGCCGACCAAGCGACTATTACCGAATTTCAAAAGTATAAGCGACAGCACGGCTGTGTCTATGACTTTGCAAATGCATGGAAGAAAACGAAGATTATCGACCGAATCAATCTTGTACTCGGCTGGCTTGCCACCGACTGTTATTTTGTGCTTGAACATTGTAAAAACACGATTGCCGAGTTTGAAATTTACAGCTGGCGAGAGGATAAAGACAACACACCCGAGGACGGTCACGACCATTGCATTAACAGCGGTCAATATGCGTGGCTACCGTTTAAAAATATTATTGGAAGTGAAATAAATGGGGCTGATTAACAGAATGGCTGAATCTATCAGATCTGGAATTAAAAACTTTTTGCAGATTACTCCTGCAAGCGACAAAACAATTACCGTCACCGAAACAAGCAATCATTTGACCGAGTGCTTTATCAATCGCATTTGGTATTGGGGCAACATCAGACAGCTTGCGGAGTTGTACAAGCAGATTGATACAAACAAAACTATGTTTTGGGCGGCAAAAAGCACAAAGGGGCTTGAAATCCGTAAAATACACACGGGCTTGCCGGCACTCATCTGCGAAACGCTTGTGAATATCGTAATTGCCGACTACAACGGCACAGATGTTACAAGTAAAAATTCAACCGCTTATGCAGAGCGTTGGGAAGACATTGAAAAGCAGAACAAGCTGTCCGACACGGTTAAGCAAATGCTCCGTGACCTATGTGTTGTCGGTGACGGTGCTTTTAAGGTCAGCTTTGACACGGCTGTATCAGATGTTCCGATTGTTGAATGGTATCCTGCCGAAAACATCGACTTTACATATGTGCGTGGCAGAATCCGAGAGGTTAAGTTTTACACCGATTACACGCAAAAACACCGCCGTTACCGCTTTGAAGAAACATACGGTTACGGCTATATTCACTATGCTTTGTATGATGACAACGGCAAAGAGATTGACCTGCACACGGTTGACGCTCTTTCGTGGATTGATTCAAAGGGCGTTACATTTGACGAATCATATATGTGGGCTGTACCTGTCATTTACGGCAAATCGTGTCACAAGGGCAGAGGTGCGGGCATTATCGGCATAAAAACAGACGCTTTCGACAGCCTTGATGAAGTGTGGTCACAGTGGATGGACGCACTCAGAGCCTGCCGAACAAAGCAGTATGTGCCTGATTGCCTTGTTCCGAGAAATCCCGAAACCTGTCAGCCGATATCGCCAAATCCGTTTGACAACCGATTTATCACCGTGGGCAACGATATGTCTGAAAACGGCAACGGCAACAGGATTTACACCGAAAGTCCGCAGATTCAGCACGAAAGCTATTTAAGCTCTTATATTACCGCTCTTGACCTCTGCTTGCAGGGGGTTATTTCTCCGTCAACCCTCGGTATTGATACGAAAAAACTCGACAATGCAGAGGCACAGAGGGAGAAAGAGAAAACAACTTTATACACAAGGCAAAATCTTATCAAGATTACTCAAAATGCCTTACAGAGCCTTGTCCTTGCCGTACTTAATGCCGATAGTGAGCTTAACGGCAAGGGTATTGTTGAGGGCTTGGAAGTATCTGTAAACTTCGGCGAATATGCAAATCCGAGCTTTGAAAGTCAGGTTGAAACCGTGTCAAAAGCAAGACAGGGCGGTTTGATGTCAGTTGAAACCTCGGTTGAAGAATTGTACGGCGACAGCAAGTCGGACGATTGGAAAGCCGAAGAGGTGCAGAGAATTAAGGAAGAACAGGGCATTGCAGGCGAAGAAGAAAAATCGGAACTTGACGATGTGGACCTTACCGACACGGGCAATGAACCCGATAAACCCGAAGATATCGCAAATCAGGACGACGACAGCAAATGGGTAAGCAATGAGTGATTACAACATTAAAGAGTCTTTTGAGAGAATTGAAAACGAGCTTATCGACAGCATGATGCGCAATTTCAGCCGTCACAGAGCCGAAGAAACCAAAGAGGGTTACAACTGGACACAATGGCAGGCTGAACAGCTCAAAAGTCTTGAAGAGTACCGCAAGCACAACGCAAAGAAATTCGGCAAGCGTTTCAAAACCATTAACAGCAAGGTTGAAGAGATGATTCGCACCGCCAAAGCTGACGGAAATGCAAGTCAGGAAGCAGAAATTCTTGAAGCTGTCAAGGACGGTTTCAAAGCCCCGAAAAAGCCGTCAGCACACAGCACAGCCGAGTTTTTTAAGGTGAATGACCGTAAACTTGACGCACTCATAAAATCGACCACAGACGATTTAAAGAGGGCAGAAACGGCAGTTTTGCGTATGAGCAATGACAAGTACCGCAAGGCGATATACAATGCGCAGGTAGCAATGAATACGGGTGCGGTTACATACGAACAAGCCGTTGACATCGCCTGCAAGGATATGCTCAACGCAGGTCTTAATTGTGTGGAATACAAAAACGGTGCAAGGCATACGCTCTCGGATTATGCGGATATGGCGGTTAAAACAGCCAACAAAAGAGCCTATCTGCGTGGTGAGGGCGAAAAGCGAGCCGAATGGGGAGTATCCCTCGTTGTTGTGAACTCAAGACAGGGCGGTTGCCCCGATTGTGCAAAATATATCGGCAAAGTGTTTATTGACGATGTGTATTCAAACGGCAAAAAGTCAGACGGAAACTATCCGCTCCTCTCAACCGCAATCAAGAACGGTTTGTTTCATCCACGGTGCAAGGACAGCACGAGTACATATTACGAGGAAATAACGACACTCGAACCTGTCTCCCCCGAAGAAGAGGCAGAAATGGACCGTAGAGAACGGCTTGAGGAAAAACAGCAGTATGCACAGCGTCAGGCAGAACGCTTTGACCGCCGTGCTGAATACAGCCTTGATGAGGACAATAAACGCATTGCCCAAACCCGAGCCAATGAGTGGCACGATAGGGCGGATCGGCTTGAAGAAAAGGTTAATAAAGCAGAAAGCAATTCATCTGAAAATGTTGCAAAATCGGGTGAAAGTGGTATAATAAAAGAGAAAAGTAAAAAGCCTATTACTCCGATAACCGATAAAGCTATCAGTCGTATTCCTAAAGTTGATATTGAAGGTTATACAGAAGAGCAGTGTTTGAAAATTCAAAAACGACACAAGGAGCTTTTGAAATTTTCAAAAGAACAAAATGAAAATAAAGAAGTTGCCTTCGTGTTAAAAAATGATGTGTCCAAAATGATTACAGAGCCTATTAAAGGAACTGATGAAAAAATAGATTTTGGATCAGCACTTCAAGGCAAAGATTTATTTGTTATGCACAATCACCCGAGAAACAGCAGTTATTCTTTAAATGATATTATCGAATTTATTAAGAATGATAGTATAAAAACATTTACTATTGTGAAAAACGATGGCAACATTGAAGTATTAACAAAGTTGAAAGGATACGACAGACTATCACTTTTAACAGAGTTACAACGAATGGGAAAAAAGAGGATAAAAACAGGTTCTGATAGTGAATACAGAAAGGTTATTGATAAATTTTTAAGTAAACATCAAGAAGGAGGTTTATTTGAATGGAAGAAATAAACAAATCTGTTTTAGATGGTTCTAACGAAGAAGCTTCAAAACGTCTTGACGAAATAATTAAAGAACTTGAAAAACAAAGAAACAAAAACTAACCGCTCCGTAAAAAGGGCGGTTTTGTTGTTTAACTTGCCTGTAACTTACCAAGACAAAACTTAACACATCGAATCAGCACTTTGAGAGATCAGAGTGCTTTTTTATTATTAATCAAAGAAAGGTTTGATACTATGAGAAAAAGAATTTTAGCAATTGTACTTATGGTAGTTATGATTGCAACAACCGTACTGGTTACTGTGGGCTGTACCGAGGCAACGCAGGTATCGTACAATGTTTCGCAGGAAGCAGACAATTTCAATGTGATACGCAGGCTTACGGTTATTAACACAAGAACCGATAAGCCGTCATTTGAACTTGTTGCCGCTTTTTCATTACAGGTCGATAATGATGATAACCAAATTGAGGTTGTCTGCGAAACGGGCAAGGGTGAATACAAAAAGCATATCATAGGTCTTAATGATGAAACTATGTATGTTGTAGAGGACATAAGCGGTGCAGAAGTGGACAAATACCGTTATGAAATTAACTTCCTGCCTAAACAGATTTTGCCGATTACATTTAAGAGTAAAGATTAACAGTTAAACCCGTCGATTTCGACCGGTTTAGAAAGGTGGTGACAGAATGAAAATCAGAGTAACAACAGCATTTAACGACAGGCAGAACGGATATGTAACCCGTCCTGTAAATGAAGTCTTTGAATGTTCTGACGAACGAGCCAAACAGCTCATTGACGGCGGCTTTGCAGTTGAGGTTAAACCAAACGCTCCTAAAAAGCCGAGAACAAAGAAAACAGAATCAGCGGATTAAGCACTTTACGAATATGTAAGGTGCTTTTTTATTGTCCGAAGACATTAAACTACGGGAGACACCGTGCAAAACTGAAACAGAGAGACACTCTATAAACTGATTACGGGAGACACCCGAAAAACTGAAAGGATATGAAAAAATGGCAGAACCAAATCCAACACCAACCCCCAATGAACCGACACCTGCACCGCAGGGAACACCGCAGGGAAACGCTCCTGTCTTTGATTACGACAAGCTCGCAAGCCTTATTACAGGCAAACAAAGCGTGACAGAGGACACCGTGTTGAAGTCTTATTTTAAGGAGCAGGGATTGTCAGCCGATGAGATGAAAGAGGCTATCGGTGCTTTTAAAAAGCAGAAAGCCGAGAACACTCCCGACTTAGCAAAAATGCAGTCGGAAGTTGAATCTGCAAACAACGCAAAGCTCACGGCAGAAGTCAATCAGTCGGCAACCCTCGAAGCCGTAAAACAGGGCGTTGACATTGCAACCGTTCCGTATGTGCTTAAAATTGCAGACTTTTCAAAGGCTGTGACAGACGGCAAGGTCAATGCGGAAAAGCTGACAGAGGCTGTTAAAAAGGTGCTTGATGATATCCCAGCACTCAAGGGCAAACCTGCCGAGAACGGCACAGGAGTTAAGAAAATCGGCGGTGACGGCAACGGTACATCGGACGGTACAAAACCAAAGGCAAATGTTCCTACCAAAAAATGGAACAGATTTAATATTTAACCAAAGAAAGGATTGAAAATCATGGCAAACACAAATAACTATGCCGAGCAGTTCAGCCCTGACCTGCTCGAAATTCTTGTTCAGGGCACACTTACATCACCGTTCATCACTTCAAATGTAAAGTGGTTGGGTGCAAGAACATTCCACTTTACACAGATGTCAACAACAGGCTTTAAGAACCACAGCAGAGAGGGCGGTTGGAACAAAGGCAAATATACACAGACAGATGTTCCTTTCACTTGCGAGCACGACAGAGATATTGAGTTTCTTGTGGATAAGGCAGATGTTGACGAAACTAACGCAACCGCAAAGGTTGAGAATATTTCAAAGGTGTTTGAGCAGACACAGGTTGCTCCCGAAACCGATGCACTTTTCTTCTCAAAGGTTGCCGCAAAGGCACAGGCAACAGACGGCTACCATTCTTCAACAAAGACATCGGAGTGGACTAAGGAGAACGCTTATTCAAAGCTCAAAACAATTCTTTCTGCCGGCAAGCTCCGCAGATACAAGGCAAGAGGCACACTTGTTGCCTATGTGACATCTCACATTATGGACTGCCTTGAACAGTCAACAGAGTTCACTCGTAAGATTGAGCTTACACAGATTGCAGAGGGCGGTATCGGCATTGAAACAAGAGTGACCGAGATTGACGGTTGCCCTATCATCGAGGTTATTGACGATGAGCGTTTCTATGATAACTTCAACTTTAACCCCGATGACGGCGGTTTTGAGCCTGCAACAGGTGCTCACAAAATCAATGTTCTTGTTGCCTGCGGTGAAACCTGCAAGACTGTTCCGAAGATTTCAAGCATTTACTTCTTTGCTCCCGGCTCACACACAGAGGGTGACGGCTGGCTCTATCAGAACCGTTCGCTTTCCGACACATTCGTATTCCCAAACGGCAAGGACGGCAAAATTGACAGCATTTATGCCGATGTTGACACAACGGCGGTTGCGTAATGTATGCCGATTACATTGAACATCAGGGCGGAGATGAAAACAGTATTATCTCTGCCGAACACATTGATGTTCTGACTTTTAACCGCATTGATTTTGAAAAACTTTCGGAAATGCAGAAGAGAATCATCGGCAGAGTGCATAGCAGACTTACTGCTTTTGAAGAAGAAAATGCCGATATGATTTCTTCCTACCTGAAAAGCTATTCAATCAACGGCACATCAATGGAATTTGGTGCAAGCTGGAACTTAATGTGCATCAGCGGAGTGGCAATTCCTGCCGACCTCTATGCGTTGCTAAAATCAACAGGACTTTGTTATCCTGCAATCTGAAAGGTGCGTGAAAACAGTGAAATTTCCGTCACTTGTAAAAAAGCAGTTCTGCAAAACTCCTGTCGAGGTCACAATCTACGGTGAGGGAATAACCGAGGACGGCTCTCCTGTTATCGCATTTGAGTGCAAAAACCTGTATTCCTCCGACAGTTTGTACCCGTCAGCAACCCTGCACGGTGGCTCTGCCTTGTGTAATATGCAGTCAAAGGCAAAGACGGTCTATACCAAAGAGCAGAAAATTGTTCAGGTGTCGGCTGTCTTGCTTTTTGACGGCGATATTGCTCCCGACTGCCCAAATTTAAGCGGTGGCTTTGCAGTCCTTGACGGCATAAAGAGAAATATTGTACAGGGCATTAAACACCGCAACCCCGATGGCACGGTTAATTTTACGGAATTGGATGTGATTTAATGGGATTTTCGGTATCATCAAAAATCAAACTCAATATGCCTGTTGTAAAACAGCTTGACAAGGCAAAGCAACAGGCTCTTGAACAGACAGGTGACGCACTTCTTACACAGGTGAAAAACACGCAGGTAATGCCGTTTGATACGGGTAATCTTCAGAACGAAAACACCTTTGAAGATTGTGCACAGAGTTGGAACGGCACGGTTAAAATAGTGTCAAGCACTCCGTATGCAAGGCGGTTGTATTTTCATCCCGAGTATAATTTCAGCCGTAAGGAAAACATTGCCGCCGGCGGTAAATGGTTCTCACCGTGGCTTGAGGGCGGTACACGGCAGAATTTTTGCAGTCGGGCATTTGTGAGATTATACAGAAAGGAAGCAGGACTTTGATTTACTTATCGGACATCAGAGATTGGCTCAAAAGCGTTACCTCAGCTGAGCATTATTACATTGGCAAGCTTGACAACAAGCAGGACAGGTCAATCGGTGTGTATTCATTAAAGCAGTCGGGAACACCCACAAGGGCAATCGGCGGTGAAAGTACCTACGATACAATAAGCGTGTCTTTGCTTATCCATTACACCGACAACGCAAGAGAAACCGAGGAGTTTGCACGCAGACTTTACGAAACGCTTTACGGCATTAAAAATGTTGAAATTAAGGAACACAAAATCTATATAATCGAACTGCTCATGGAAGAACCCGTTGATGTGGGAACAGATGACAAGGGTGTGTATGAGCAGGTCATTGAAGTTAAATTTTATTACGAAAGGAAGTAATTTTATGGCAAAGGTTGAATCGGGAGTATTCCCGTGCTATGAAAATCAGTTTGCGGTTGGCAAGACAGGAACAGAAACAGCCACAACTAATATTGCTAACTGCGAAGAATTTTCCGTTGCATTTGACAACGGTGTCGAGGAATGGACAGCCTTTGAAAATGAGGGCTGGAAGTCAAGGCTTATGACTGCTAAGTCAATCACAATTTCGGTAAAGGGCAAGCGTACAATCGGTGACGCAGGTAACGACCAGATTGCCGCCCTTGCATTTGAAAACGGCAGAAAGGTAGAAGTTCCGTTTATGTGGACTTTCCCCGACGGTGCAACCGTCCTCTTTAAAAATGCAGTTGTATCCGTCACATCTAACGGTGCAGGCGCAAGTACGGGTGTTGCTCCGCTTGAATTTGAAGTTATGTCAAACGGCAAGCCGGTATATACAGTAGCCGCTTAAAAAACGAAAGGAATGAACGATTATGTCAAAGCTTATTGATATTACCGACAAACTTAATTTTGAAGAAAAGCCGATTGTAAAGGTAAAGGACACGGAACTTGTTATTAACAATGACGCAGTGTCAATGCTCAAGGTTGCCGCTCTTTTTGAGGACGGCAACGGTAAAAGTAAAGATGTTATCGAAATGTATCATCTTCTTTTTGATGAATCCGAGAGAGAAAAGATTGAAAAGTTAAAGCTGAATATGCACGATTTCAACGCCCTTATCAGCGAATCTGCCAAAATTGCAACAGGCGATTTGACTGACGAGGGGGAAGCTCAGACCCCGGCTACGACCTGATTGATGACTTTGATTTAATCGTGTCGAGCTTTCGCTCGGAGTACGGGGTCAGCATTTATTCAAAGGATTTTGCAAAAATGAGTTGGAATGAGTTCTGCTCACTTCTGCAAGGCTTAGGACCCGAAACACCGCTTGCAAGAACGGTTCAAATTCGCCTTGAAACCGACAAAGAGGTCTTGAAAAGCTTTACTTCGTCACAGCATAAAATCCGCAACAAATGGCGGTCAAGAAATGTAAAGCACTATTCAGACGAAGATATGAACACCGTTCTTGCAGAATTTCAAAACTTTTTTGCAAGCTTGTAAAAAACAACCACTCCAAACGGGGTGGCTGTTCTTTTGCAAAATTTTATTAGCGTACATCATAACGGTGTGCGCTGTTTTTATGCCTGTTTTTAAAGAATCTAAAATGAAAGGAAGTGGTGAATATGGCGACAAAGGCGGGTGAAATTGAGCTTGATGTCAGGCTTACGGGTGATGATATTTCCAAAACATTGCATAAGATTTCCGATTCAATTACAAAAAAGTTTGATTCGGCATTTTCAAGTCTTTCAAAAGATTTTGAAAATGTAAGCACGGATATGAAACAGTCCTTTTCAAAGGTTGCGGAGGGCGTTTCTCAGAAAACCGAGAAAGAGTTTTCAAACATCAAAGGCAGCAGTGAGCAGTTAAGCAATTCGGTTTCATCCTCGTTTAAGAAAATCGGTACAGCTATGGTTGCCGCCTTTTCCGTTGCCAAAATTAAGGAGTTCGGTCAGCAGTGCATTGAATCGGCTGCGGAAGTCAATGCGGCAAATTCGCAGTTTGAGCAGACTTTCGGCACAATGCAGTCGCAGGCAGAATCAGCCATTCAGAGCATTGCCGATCAAAGCGGTATTCTTGAAACCCGATTACAAGGTGTCGGCACAAGCATTTATGCCTTTGCGAAAACTACGGGTATGGACAGTTCAAGTGCTTTGGGTATGATGCAGGAGGCTTTACAGGTAACAGCCGACAGTGCCGCATATTACGACCGTTCGCTTAAAGACACCGCAGAAAGCCTGAAATCGTTTCTCAAAGGCAACTTTGAAAATGACGCCGCACTCGGTTTGTCCTGTACTGAAACCACACGAAATGCGGCGGCTAATAAGTTGTATGGCAAGTCATTTATGGATTTGTCGGAATCGCAGAAACAGCTTACGCTTTTGCAAATGGTTAAGGACGCTAATCAGCTTTCGGGTGCTATGGGACAGGCAAGTCGTGAAGCAGACGGTTGGGAGAATGTAACGGGCAACCTCAGAGAAAGTTGGAAACAGCTCCTTGCCGTAGTCGGTCAGCCTATTCTTCAGGTGGCAACTCAGGTTGTAAAGCGGTTGAGTTCCGCACTTGCGACTTTAACGGAATATGCCAAAGGTGCGGTTGAATCGCTTTCAAAGGTATTCGGCTGGGATACAAGAAACAACACCGCAAGCAATATCAAATCTGCGTCCGATTCTGCCAAAAGCCTTACGGATACAGCAGATGACAGTTCAAAGTCACTTAATAAGGTTAAGGACAGTTCCGAAAAAGCAAAAAGAAGTGTGGCAGGCTTTGATAAGCTGAATGTGCTTTCAAGCTCTGACAGCTCATCTTCAAAGTCAGACACCTTCTCATCGAAAAGCTCTTCCGGCAGTTCATCGGGCGGACCTGTTGCAAAGAATGTTGTCAAGGACACAAGCAAAAACCTTTCGGGGGCATTCAAAAATCTATACGAAAAAAGCGGATTCAAAGGCTTTGTCGAGAATGTACAGAAAGGTATTAACAAGGTTGATTGGTCAGCTATAGGCAAGAACTGCAAGACTGTTTTTGATAATGCTGTTCCAATAGTTCAAAAGGCATTCGGCACAATGCAAAAGGTCGGTTCTGCAAAACTCGGGACAATCGGCTCTGCATTCGGAGCTGTTGCAACAATCGGCGGAAAGTCGTTTCAGACCATTTCAGGCGGTGTTGCTAAGTGGATTTCAAAAGACAGGGAAAAGATTATCGGCTTTATCGACACCATAGGCAACAATCTTACAAACGGCTATAACAACCTTTCAACCTTTTTTGATAATATAGGTACACTTGCAGGCAATGCAATTGACAATGTTCGCCCTCAAATGGAAGAATCAATTTCCAATCTTTTAAGCGGTCTTACAACCTTTGCTGGCTCAGTCGGCGAAGTTGTTTCGGGTGCGTTTTCAACTGCAATCGAAAGCCTTGTTGAATGGACTGAAAATGACGGTGCAACAATCACTGAATTTCTCGAAAATTTACAATTGCAGTTTGCAGATGTGTTTAACTTTATCGGTCAGATTTTCGGAGATATCGGAACAATTATCAGTAATTGGTGGAACGGCAACGGACAGCAGATTTTTCAGAATGTCTGCAATATGTTCACCAACATCGGCACAACCCTGATGAATGTTTACATTCAATGGATTAAGCCTGCGTGGGATTTTATCGTAGCAATCGTAAAATCAGCTTGGGAAAACTGGTTGAAGCCTGTTTTTGAGGGTGCAATAAACTTCTTCGGTAAGGTTGCAGACTGCGTTTCAACCGTGTGGAATAACTTCCTGTCACCGTTTGTAAACTGGCTTGTCAGTTTTTGGGGACCTATATTTCAGAATGTTTTCAATGCCGTAAAAAGGGTGTTTGATAATGTGTTTACATTTATCGGTGGGTTGGTTACCTCTATACAGAAAACATTCGGCGGTCTTATTGACTTCATTACAGGAGTTTTCTCAGGCGATTGGAAAAAAGCATGGCAGGGTATCTACGACTTCTTCAAAGGTATTTGGGACGGCATTTGTGCCGTGTTTAAGTTTATTATAAACGCTATCATTGACGGCATTAACGGCTTGTGGACGGGTATTTATAACTTTGTTTCCGGTGTTATCAATGCAATCGGCGGAATTGCAGGGGCAATTGGTTCTGTCATCGGGCAGGATTGGAGCTTTTCAATGCCTGAAAATCCGCCTCTCATTCCGAGATTTGAAGAACCCACAGAATCACCTGCACGAAAATTTGCAAAAGGCGGTATTGTTAAAGCTCCGACACTTGCTGTTGTCGGCGATAACGCAGGCGCTAACAGCGGTAACCCTGAGGTTATTTCTCCGCTCAACAAGTTGCAGGGTATGCTCGACAATTCGGGCGGTCAGGATACCGTGATTCTCACACAAATTCTTGACCTGCTTAAACGCATTTATGAAATGTTCATTATCTTTCGCAATAACGGCGGCAACACTTATTCGTTTACTGCCGAGCTTGAGGGTTCAACGCTTTTTGAAGAAATGATAAGGCAGGATGAGCTTTACAGACGCAGACACAACGGTAAATCCGCATTTGCATAAGGGGGGGGATGATATGTCAAATTACAACGGCTGGTTGCTTAAATTCGGCAACAACATAATGCCGAATAAGTACATTACCGCATTTTCATCAACTCCGAATCAGCGGCTTGAAACTTCTGCGGAACGAGATCAGAACGGTACACTTCAAAGAGCAACGCTGCCAAATTACAAAACAAAAATTTCGTTTTCAACTCACATTCTTCATCTTGACGAAAAGATTGATTTTCAGTCGATTATCAACCTCTCAATGGCGAATAAGTTACAGAGAAAATGCAGGGTAACTTATTGGAACGATGAAACGAACAGCTATTACACCTCTTATTTTTATATTCCCGATATTGAGTATACCGTAATGAACGCCGAAAAAAGTGACATAACCTATCAGCCGATTACTGTTGAGCTGATTGAGTATTAAGGGGTGATTCTTAAAAATGCTTGTATCTAAAGAAATTGCTGATAAGCTGAAAACAAACACACTTTACAACACCGTTGCCCTGCATTCTCCTGACGGCAGTTTTGAGGATATAACAGGTGAAAGTATCGTGCTTGACAGCTTTTCGCTTGAAAATGAAATCGTTGAAAAAGAATTGAAATTCGGCGGTTGCATAGCCTCTGAAATGAGCGTGAAACTCATTGATTATGATTGCTCGGCTTTGATAGGAAAGACGGTACAGGTCATCATAACGGCAACATATCTTGAATCGGAGCTGTATCCGTCAGATGATTTGTACCCGTCAAATACTCTTATTTGTCCTGCCGAAACAGGAACGGTTGAATGTCCTGCTTTCTACGGTAAAATTCAGTCGGCTCAAAGAGATAAAAAACAGCGTAACATCGTCAAAATCACAGCCTATGACGCTTTTTATGATATGTCAAAGGTGGATATGTCTTTGTGGTTTGGAGGCAAAGAGAACTATGGTTATGCGCACTATCAAAAAGACGATAATTTTAAGAGCTTTTATTCAATAATCGCAGAATTTGCCAAAGATTATGCAATTACAGGGGTTTCACCGCCGAGCTTATCTGTCTTTAGTGTACCGCTGAAATTTGATGATACCTGCGTGGAAAAGGTTATAAAGGACATTACCTTGTCAGATTTAATCCAAGCTTATGCAGAATTAACTTTGAGCTTTGCCGTTATAGATGCCGACGGAAAAATGCGTTTTAAAAGGCTGTATTCTCAATCTTCCGTTGAAACAATCGATTCGTACAAAGATTTATCCTTTGAAGATTACGAACTTGAGCCTATCTGTATGTACAGTGCTAAGTTTGCTGATAAAAAAGCGTTTTTGTATGGCAACAGTAACGATTTTTCGTGGTATGTTTCCGATAACATTTTGATGAGGTGCAGAACAACAGCAAGTGATATCGGCACAAAATATAATTCTGTTAATTTTTTTGGTGATGTATATAAATACCGCCCGACAAAAATTAAGCTGATTTCGTATTGGTGGCTTGAGGCAGGCGATAAGTACACAATTAAAACTCCGTTTGAAGATTTGCCGACAATTGAAACATTTGTTTTCAATAAGAAAATGGACGGATTTATAACTGCCCTCACATCAAAGGGCGAAAAACGATTAGGAAAGGAAGTAAAAGAAAATGAACAAATACAATAAAATTGTCTTTGTGAACGGCTCTGCTCCGCCCCTCAATGCCGACAACCTCAACCATATGGACGAGGGGATTGAACGGGCAACAAACGGAGCAATTGCACTTGAAACCGAAATAACCACAGCAAGAGGTGATTCAGCCGACCTGAACACACGCTTCACCGCTGATGAAGCGAGCCTTGAAGCCGTGAAGTCTGAAATAGCCACAGCAAGAGGCAGTCATGATTCGCTCGGAGCAAGGCTTGATACGGCCGACGCAAATCTTGCGAACAAAGCAGATAAAAGTACTACACTCGCAGGGTACGGAATTACGGACGCATATACGAAGGAAAGAACAGACCAAAAACTTGCCCAAAAGCTCAATTTAATGCCGTTTGACAGTGAACCAAAAAATAACAGCCCGTGTTACCTCACAAGCGGTACGGTTTACAGCGCTCTGCTTGTTAAAGTAGATAAAACCGCCTTGGCAACTAAATACGATTCTGCCAACATAGAGAGCGGTACATCAACACTTACGCCGTACTCAACCGTCACCGATAAAATCAAAAATGCAAACTGTACATATAAGACGATTGGTGACATCGTAATCGTCAGTGCAACGGTCAAAATGAATGCGGCTACAATTGGAGCAAACAGCACATATCCGCTGATTGATTTGCCGTACAAATGCATTGCCGAGGACAATGTTTTTTGTGTCGGCATTTCAAACCTTGGCAAGGTCTTTAAATTTGCTGTGTTAAAAAATAACACTTGGTTGCAGTTTCAGACACAGGATAAGACGGCTTACACATTCGCAGACGGCGAACAAATCAATGTGATTTGTTCGTACAAAATTAAATAACGGAGGTAAAAATTATGGAACTTAAAGAAAAAATCACACTCGATATGCTCACAAAGGACAGCGTGTCGGTACTCAGACAGCAGTTTTTGACCTTTAACGGTGAAGAAATGCAGGTCGGCGGAAACATCCGC